TTTTAATTTGATAGTCATAGTTAAGTTTTTATTTGTTACATTTATATAATCAAATTATCATCGTATTCATTCTGTAAATGGTATATAAATAAAATCTATAGTTTGATCAAGTTTGATAGGTTTTTCGTACAGGTTGCTATACACGTATGCTATACACGGTTTCGCGTGTTAGTGCGTTACACGGCACTTTACGGCACCATTGCACGGCAACGGGCTGCATGCGGCGCACGATAGTGCGATCTGTGGCACTTACGGCTGCAAGGGGTTAGGCAACAACGCATGCTCGTATTATTTATAGTCCCTAAGGCGTTGACTCAACTAGGACTCGTGTACGTTATTCTTTCACGCCTCGTACGAATGCCAAGAACAACGCGACCACAACACACAGCTCAGCAAGACCGATCAAGTACACGCACTCGTTACGATACGCATCAATCCCAAGCCCACACGCGAAGCACACACAAATCGCGACAACAAACAAACAGCAAGTAATAATTGTATTTTTCATAGTAATTAATTTTTAGTGGTTACATATATATAATCGAATACCAATCGTGTCGGTTTCGTAAATGCTATAGACGAAATTCGTACGCACGAATCGGTACGGCACGCGCAGTCGACAGTCACACGTGAACGGGAGCAGGAGCAGGACAGGACAGGGCAGGGCAGGCGTGTGGCACAGGTCACAGGTCACGGCACAGCAGTCGGTACTGCACGGCATCACGACACGACACGTACGATACACGCGAGACGCACGAGACAGGCAGCAGACACGCATACGATGCGCATACGATACGCATGTAACGCAATACATAATTCGTACGATACGCATGATACGCACAGCTACAGCACACAGCACGGCGCCACACGCAGACCGACGCACGGCACAGCACGGCACGCATACGCACAGCAAATAGCCAGACCGTTACGCGGAGCCCACGGGAAAAGGCAAACCGTTTCGGGTACACGTAAAAAAAGACCGGGGACCCCCTGATTTTGGATTCATTTTCCTTTCGGGGTGGGCGGCGAAAACGTAGGCTGTAATAGACAACTTATATATGTCTGACAAAAAATTTTTCACACATTAAATTATAACATCCATACGACACCTTATTATAATAAATAAACGCGACATTAGCTAATTATATACAATAGTAGTAGGCTATTGTCACACTTATTATAAGGTAAGATTTATAGATTACACGTAAGTATATACAGTATATTAAAATGAATAACAATGCAGAAATTATCACCAGAAGCAAAGAAGAAAAAGGCGGCAAGAGATCTTGCATTTGCGAAGACTCCGGATAGGAGAGCAAAGAAAGCTCATGCGCAGAAGTTGCATCGTAATACAAATGGAGAGGGTAAACAGGACTGGGACCATAAGAATAGTAGATGGGAGCCTGTTAAGCAGAATAGAGGCAATGACGGATTAGGTACTAAGAAAGAAAGTGGTAAAAAATATAAAGTAAAGTAACGTGGCATTTAATTTAAGAAGTCAAACCCCCATAAAGCAGGAGAAACCAAGTAGCGTAAGAAAAGCTTATGAGGGAGCCGCTACGCCTGTATATAGTGCTTTAAGTGATATGGAAGAAAGTGTTAATGCTAAGCTTGGAAACCCTTTGGATAAAGCCGGTATTTTCGCAGATGAATATGCTAAAAAAAACAAAGGTAACTGGGTTGAATCAGATAAGGTACGTCACGGGGCTGCAGGTATGTATGCTAAAGACGCTATATCTAAAAAATTAGGGGGTGGTATATTGGGCAAAGCAGCGGGAGTAATAGGCAGCAATATTTTAGGAGTGGGTCATGAAATAAGTTCTTTTAATACGGATCATGGGTATTTAAGCGGGGCAGCTGAGGGCGCTAAAGATATAGCTAATAATTTTATAGGCAGTTTATCAAATAGTAAAAATTTATATAGAAATATAAAAAAATACGGAAACTCTGGCATGAGTGAAGCTACTAGAAAAGAAAGAATAGCAGATATAAAAGCTACAAAAAAGAAAGTGGTAAAAAATATAAAGTAAAGTAATATGGCAATATCATATAGTTATTCAATAGCGGAACCTGATAGTTCTAGTATGTTACTTGGTACAATGATTGACGACGTGACGAGTAGAATAACCACCAAGAGTTTTCTTATTGGTGATATATTCGATTTATTTGAATTAAGTTTGGCGTTTAGTAGTTTGACAACAACCGGGACAACCGGCGCCGCTACACTTGTAGGCGGGGTGTTAAATATACCACAGTACAGCGGTACGCCATATAAAATGTATACAGTTTTATTAACGCAATCCGGTGGTACTGATCCCGCAAAAACGGTATTGTATAATAACGTAAGTGGTACAATTGAATTCGCTAGAACGGCAACTGGCACGTATACATGCACAATTACAGGGGTAGATACGTTTACTAGCGCATGGTATGCCATAACGGATAATAGGTTTTCGTTGGGTATAAATCAAAATTACATGGTAATAAACAAAACAGCCAGCAATGTAATTACAATTTATACATACAAAGCTGGAGCGTTATCGGACGGATTATTATTGGATACTCCTTTGGAGATAAAAATATTTTAATAAATGGCAATATCTTATAGTTACTCCCAAGAAACGCAGCTGTCATTAGAGGACATGTTAGTTGGAACTTCCATTACGGAAATAGACGGACATAAGAAATTAATAACAAAAAATTTCACTCTGCAATCGCTGGGCCAATTTATGTCAGCTAATTTTCCGGATGTAGGCATTACGTTAACCACAATTGGAACAAGCGGTCCGGCCACGCTAATAGGTGATATATTAAATATACCAGACTATAATGCGGGATACGTTGCGCCTACACTACAGAGCGTAACAGATGCGGGGAATACAACTACAAATGATGTAGTGGTAGACTCTGCTTTGTATGAGTCTATTATCTCAAATAGCTATATATCAACAAACACAAAAGGGGCTCCAACAGGAGTAGGGTTACTTTCAAGTGGTGTTATTTCGTTTGGAAATGGTAGCGCATACTCGTATTTAAGTTCTAATGCTGCAAATCTAAATGTTTATTTTAACTTACCAAATAAACCTTCAGGAACATATACAATAGCAACTACTGCTGATATTCCTTCAGCAGTTACATCGGTAGGTTTAACAATGCCTTCAGCATTTAGTGTTACAAATAGTCCAATAACTTCAAGTGGAGATATAGCAGTTACAGGGGCGGGCGTGGTTAGTCAATACGTGCGAGGCGATGGCTCACTTGCAAATTTCCCTACTTCAACAGGTGGCGGAGCGTCTTTGTCTTTTTACTTAAACGGCTCAGTTTCACAAGGCACAATCGGAGGCGTTGCGTTTAGGGAAATGGATAGAACTCCAATTTTAGGAGCGGGTACTGATTTTACAATAAACGCAAACGGATATATTCAATCATTTATAACCGACGCAAACGTTCCTAATTTATTGGAAATTCCTGCGGGGAATTGGAACTTTGAGACCTATTTTAGCGCGTCAAGTGGTGGCGGTTCGCCTTCATTTTACGTTGAATTGTACAAGTGGAATGGGGTAACTTTATCTTTGATAGCGTCGAACTCAGCTAATCCCGAAGGTATTACCAACGGAACTGCAATTGATTTATACGTGAGTGCGTTAGCAGTGCCACAAACAACGCTATTAGCTACGGATAGGTTGGCAGTAAGAATATATGTAACGCACTCAGGGCGCACAATTACACTACATACAGAAAACAGTCATTTGTGCCAAGTCATTACAACATTTTCAACAGGTTTGACTGCGTTAAACGGATTGACTACACAGGTACAATCATTTGCGACAGGCACAAGCGGCACGGACTTCGCTATAAGTTCAGCGACAAGTACTCACACATTTAATCTACCAACGGCATCGGCTGCAAATCGTGGGGCGTTATCGTCTACGGATTGGACTGCATTTAATAATAAATTCACACTTCCTGCACTCACAAGCGGCAGCGTTTTATTTTCAAATGGCACAACAATAGCGCAAGACAATGCGAACTTATTTTGGAATGATACTAATAATCGTTTAGGGATTGGAACGGCTACTCCAGGAGTTGCTTTAGACGTTGTCGGCAGCATTAGAAGCAGTAATCAATTTGCAAATGCAGTTGGATTAAATTTATCTACAGTTTCTAATAGAGCTCAACTATATCAAGCCCAAGGTGTGTCATTATCTTATTTTAATGGTGCGGTTATTGATGGATTGGTTTTATTGAATACGGGAAACGTAGGGATAAACACCACAACCGACGCAGGGTATCGCTTAGACGTAAACGGCACGGCGAGGATTCAAAACAATTTTTTTATAAGTAGTGGTTTTGCAGTAGCAAGTTTGGGCAATAATTTAAATTTTCGCTCAAATTTAATAGGTGGTTCGGGATATGTAGTTAATGCACAATCTTACAACACATTAAATTCAACAAGTAACGAGCAAGGATTTGGACATTTTACGGGAATATACGCGCCAACATCTGTAAGCGGCACACCTTCCTTTAATGCTTTAAAATTAACTCCAACAATAAACCAAACAGGTGGAGCGAATGGAATAACAAGAGGTTTATTTATTGACCCTACTTTAACGGCTGCTGCTGATTTTCGAGCGATTGAAACAACAGCAGGAAATGTATTATTTGGTGCTTCAGGCACAGGAATGTTTTGGGATAACACGAATAATCGTTTAGGGATTGGAACGGCAACACCACTCTATAAATTACAATTAGAAACTAGTACTAACGGAACTAATGGTATTTGGGCAAGAAATACAAACACAGGCACAGGCGCTTTTGGAGCTATTGAATGTGCATCATTAGTTGGCTCAATAAGCCTTAGGGCGCACTCATCAACACATTCTCCTTGGGCAAACACTTCTATGATTAATTCTGTATCTGCTTTTAGTGGGGGTATGGTGCTTTTTCAAGGTGGAGCAAATCCTATTTCTTTTTGGACTAATAGTTCTGAAAGGCTACGAATACACGGAACAACAGGCAACGTTCTTATAAACACCACAACCGACGCAGGGTATAAATTAGACGTAAACGGCACGGCGAGGGTTAAAGCTCAAGGAGCGTTAAGTACTGACATCGCTTTACGAGTTAGAAATAGTGCAGATACAACTGATTTGTTAAGTATTGCTGGTAATGGTAATTCAGTAATAAATGGCTCATTAAGAATAGTTTCTCTACCGTCGGTTGGTAATGTAATTAGACCAGATGAGGTAGGAGTTGCATTTCAGTTTGGGAATGGAAGTAATACTTCTTATGGTGAATTTAGGTTTAGAAATGCCGGAGGAACTGATTTAGCAAGGTTATCATCAACTGGTAATTTAGGTATTGGAACGGCAACGCCTGCTAAAAAACTTGATGTTGTCGGCAGCATTAGGACAAATGACCAAATTGAATCTTCAAAAGTTTTAAATTCAGTTACAATTTCAAATACACCTGCAGATGCTTCTTTGTTATTATACGCACCCACAACAGCAGACAACTATGGCGGTATTATAGGATGGTATGAAGGAAATGTAGCAGCGAGTATATCTGCTTATGATGCTGGTAGTGGAGGTGCATTAGGACTGTCCTTAGCAACTGGAAACAATACATCTATATCAGAAAGAATGCGTATTACTAATACAGGTAATGTCGGTATAGGAACAACTTCTCCTGCTGAAACATTAGAAATAAGCTCAACAGGTAATACAGGATTTTCAATTAAAAGAGATGCCACATCTAATGCAGCAAGATTTTTTTTAAAAACAAGTGGTACATATAATTGGTCTGTAGGTATAAGAGCCACAAGGAATGATTTTTCAATTTTCAACGAAACTTCAGTTGAAGCATTAACTATAAATGCAACAACAAATAACGTACTAATCAACACCACAACCGACGTTGCAAGTTCAAAACTAACAGTTGAAAGTACAACTCAAGGCTTCCTACCACCGAGAATGACCACCACGCAAAAAAACGCAATAGCTACACCCGCCGCGGGGTTGGTTGTTTACGATACAACACTTGGAAAACTATGCGTAAGAGGCGCAGCAGCTTGGGAAACAATAACATCAATATAAATAAATAAAAAATGGCACAAATTCAACCGATTGACTTTCCCTTTACAGGCGAAGCGACACAACTAAAAGTTTTAATCCTTAACTTTGAATCAAATGCAATTACTTGCACAACTTACAATGAACTTCTAACTGAAGAAGGGTTGATGTGTACTAATTGGAATTATACTCTAACAGAAGAGGAATTCGCGGAGTGGGGAACAGACAACACGTGGGTAGAAACCTGCGTTGCAAACGATAAAGGAATAATAATCTTAACTTACTAAAATGGAAGAATTAAACGTAATTAAACAAGCATTAGAGATTGCAACTCAGAAGGGTGCATTTGGAATGAACGATGTTGTAGCAATATACCAAACATTGGCTAAGCTAGAAGAAAAACTAAAAGCAAGTGAGTCGGAAGGAGCAAATTGATTTATTCCTAAACAAATGGATCAGTAGAAAGCTAATAGTATTCATAGTTGGATCCGTAGGTTTATTCCTAGGAAATATAACATCTGAAGACTGGGTAATAATATCAACAGCATATATTGCTATAGAAGGAACAACAAATATTGTAGAACGCTTAATTAAAGCAAAATCAGCATGAGCAACCTAGAAAGCGAACGACTAGATCGTATAGAACAACACTTAAAATTATTGAAAGAAGATTCAAATATTCGTTCAGCAGATATAAAAGAAATCAAACAAGCCTTATTAGGGAATGCTCTTAATGACTACAAGGGTCTTGTTTGGAAAATATCAGATATAGATAATAGAGTGCAGGGTCTTGAAGAACACGAAGGTGAAATACAGGTTTATATTAGACAAGCAAAGGTTTTAATAGTTGCATTCATAGCGGCATTAGCTACACTATTAGTAAAAGCGTTTACAAAATAAATTATATGTTTAGTACACACAATCAATACATAACAATATTTGCTGTGGTATTTGCAATGTCATTTATCGGCTATTCTGTTTATTATATAAATAGAATGTTTTCAGATAACACACAAGAAATCCTTGTTAGATTTATACTATTAGTATTTACAGCTTTAGTTGGTGTATTTGTAGTAGATAAAGTAGTAGCTTTTGGCATGCCTTTATTATCAGAACATCAAAATGACCAATTATTTGATTTAATAAAAACCCTTACTTTAATGATATTTAGTTATTATTTTGGTACAAAAAAAGAAAAAGATGCAACTTAGTAAACACTTATCTCTCGCTGAAGTTACAAGAAGCGAATCAGCAAAAAGAAATGGTATCAGCAATGAACCAACCGCGGAACATTTAGAAAACTTTAAAAAGTTAGCGGAGAAAGTATTTGAACCTATTAGAGAAAATTTTAAAGTGCCTATTCATATTTCCAGCGGATACAGGAGTGCTGCTTTAAATAAAAAGGTAGGCGGATCGCTTACATCGCAACATTGTTCCGGTGAAGCAATTGATATTGACATGGATGGAACAGCAATTACCAATGCCCAAGTGTTTAATTACATCAAAGACAACTTAAGCTTCGATCAGTTAATTTGGGAATTTGGTACAGCAGCTAATCCTGATTGGGTGCATGTATCATACGAATCAACCGGGAAACAACGCAAACAAATTTTAAAAGCAATTAAACAAGGAGGAAAAACAACTTATGTATCTTATATTTAATTCATTAAAAAATCAGTGGTTAGGTTTTGTGTTAATCTTATTTATGACTTTATTTTGGGTATCCAGTGATAAGGAGATAAAAAGATTAGAAGACAAAGCAAAAGAAATGCAATTAGTAATTAAAGACTTGGAGGAAAAAGACCACGCAAGCGCTTTGCTTATAGATAGTCTATCAAAAGTAGATACCGTGTTGCTTACTAAAATTAAATTAATTAAGGAAAAAGAATATGAAACAATTAGGATTATTGATAGTTTGCCTGTTAGTAAGTTACAAGAGTATTTCGCAGACCGTTACAAAAGATAGCGTAGTAACCTTAACAGAAGAACAGGCTCGACAAGTTGTTGCGGATTTAGTTAGATATGATGTCTGCAAAGCAATATCGAAAGTTAAAGACGAAAGAATTGATAACTTTTTAAATAAGGAAACAGAATTCAAGAATCAATTAGCTATTAAAGACTCTATTATATCGTATAAGGACGCGTATATCGCGTTACAAGATAAAATACTTAGTAAGACCAGCAGAATAAAATTTGGAGGCGGTATAGGGATTATAAGTGATAAGTTCACATTGGGTTTACCTATGTTATACGGTTCAGTGGCTGCTGGATTAAACAAATTTAAGTTAGGCGCGATGTACAGTGTAAAACAATATAGTCCACCAAATTACGGTATAGTTCTAGAATATAAAATATTTTAGTTAAAAACCAGAAAATTACGTAATAATGTAATTATTAAATAAAATCAAATAAAATCAAATATGTCAGATGGAATTGTAAAAAACCTTAGTTTCGGGAACGAAGCCAGGGATAAAGTATTTGGGGGCATTACAAAACTAACAAGAGCAGTTAGTTCAACCCTTGGGGCTAGTGGAAAATGTGTAATGCTTGAAGATGGAACAGGGAATCCTGTAATCACAAAAGATGGAGTTACTGTTGCAGACAGTATTATTTTGTTGGATCCAATCGAAAATATGGGTGCACGCTTGTTAAAAGAGGCGGCTCGCAAAACGGTTAAAGAAGCTGGAGACGGTACAACTACCGCAACAGTATTAGCTCACGCTATTTTAGAAGAAGCCTATAAGGTTCAAGATAAAACAAATAGTAGAGATCTAAAAAAAGATATAGAACATACTTGTAGATTGGTAATTGATTACTTAGAAAGTATTTCAGTACCCGTGACGGGCGATATGATTGACCACGTTGCTACAATATCTACAAACAATGATAAAGAATTAGGCAAAATAATTGGCGACGCGTTTAGAATGGTTGGCGAAAACGGCGTAGTAATGATGGAATCATCCACAAGTGCTGAAACAGAGATTGAATTAATTGAAGGCGTTCAGTATGACAAAGGTTTAATGAACATGCACTTTGTCACAAACTTGAATAAAAAAGCTGCGGAGTTAGAACGTCCGGCTGTATTGTTAATTGAGTCGCCTGTTGAAAATATAAGACAGATACAGTCAATATTAGAATACGTAATGAAGACAAATATGTCTCTGTTAATTATAGCGGACATGGAACCGGCAGTGGTATCCGTATTAGCAATGAATAAAGTAAAGGGCAATTTTAAAATTAATGTTATCAATGCGCCAACATATGGCGTTAATAAAAAAGATACATTAGCTGATCTTGCTGCATTAACAGGGGCAACCGTTATTAACGAAGACCTTGGAGATGATATGGATTTAATATCCGCTGAGCATCTTGGTAGATGCTTAAAAAGCATTACAACTGATTCAGAAACAATCATTCAGATTGAAGAAACATCAGGGGAAGTTTTGGGGTTAATTAAGCACGTTAAAGAACAATTAGAAAAAGCAAAAAGCCCCGGTGAAGTTGTAAGACTTGAAAAAAGATTAGCGCGTTTATCAGGAAAAGTAGCTGTTGTAAAAGTAGGTGCAAGTTCTGATATGGAACTTAAAGAAAAAGCCGATCGTGTTGAAGATGCAATTTGCGCAACTAAGGCCGCGATTAAAGAGGGCATTGTACCTGGAGGCGGAATTGCTTTAATGGATGCCGCAAAAATGATTGGGGCTGTCAGTTTAGGTGATTGGGTTTTAATTGATGCAATAAAAGCTCCGTTTAATAAGATACTAGATAACGCGGGTATTGTTCAGACGGTAAGTGAAGATAGAGACTTAGGCTGGGGATTGAATGTTGTTACTGGTAAATACGTTGATATGATTAAGTCTGGTATTATTGATCCATTACTTGTAACTAAGTCAGCATTAAGAAACGCAGTATCTGTTGCTACAACAATACTATCAACCGATTGTGTAATCAATAACTTACGAGTAAATGAAGGCAATAGGTAATAATATAGTTATCCTACCAAAGAAACTAGCGGTAACAGATAAAACAAAAGGCGGATTATTATTAAAAGAATCCGATAAAGAAAACATAAGATACAAACAAGCAATAATAGTCTCTATTAGTGAGGATATTAAATTCATGGAAATTGGTGATGAAATTTATTACGATAAGCATGCTGGCCATGAAATAGAGTTTGAAGGTGATAATTATACTGTTATTAAAATTAGTGATGTTGTTGCGGTATTATGAGAAAAATAAGCGCAGATGAATTAAAAAGCATTGGCTTATTTAAGTATTACAGATTGGTTAGAAAATGGGCTTGCGTCAACAATAATCTTACAGACGCGGATTTAGAGTTATTAATATACTTGGACTGCATAGATTTATTTACAAGACAAGATTTTATAACGGGTACACATGCATATAGTTGGAATAACAGGCGCTGGAACGATTTACTTAAAGAAGGGTGGATAACAGTATGGAGAAAAAGAAACCATACAACCCAAAAGTATCACATATATAAAGTTTCATTAAAGTGCAGACAACTTATCGCTAGAATGTATCGTATATTACTTGGAGAAGAAGATGTGCCCACAAGCAAAGCAAGAAGAAAACCAATAAGCAAAAGATCATATACTGAAAAAGTATTAATCAATGCAGTCGATAACTTAAATAAAGATAAAACAAGATGTTAGTAAACGATCAAGCAATTGCCCCGGCGCAACCTGTTGTAAATACACCAAGACCAGTTAATATGGGGGTCAAGGATAGCGGTGCACCCGTTAATTTTTCTCCAGCCGATCAAACTAGAATAGCTAGTACTTTTGGGCAATCTTACCAGGGTAAATATGAAAGAAGCGTTGGACCTCAAATAGCAGCGCAACCAGTACAGCCACCCGTTAGTGTAGCTACCCCGGTAGCTCAACCATACGACTTAAATAGTGTAGCTTAAACAATTAATAAATATATAAGATGGATTTAAAAACAAAAATACACCCATTAACTGCATTCGATAAAGAAGCAAAAATGTCTGGCGTAGGAGCAAACGCATTATGGAATGGCCCATTAGATACGACTGCTTACCCAAAAGGTAAAGGTTCTAGCTCTGGGACATACGGTATGAAATTAAGATTTGATAAACCGTATTGTGGCTGTGTTATGCCAATCACTAAAAAAGCGGGGGCTTCTCGCAATGGCTAAAACTGCTGCTTGGACTAGGAAAGAAGGCAAAGATCCTAAAGGGGGATTAAACGCAAAAGGCGTTGCTAGTTACAGAAGAGAAAACCCAGGATCAAAATTACAAACCGCTGTTACAAAGAAACCGTCGGAATTGAAGCCAGGTAGTAAAGACGCTAACCGTAGAAAATCATTTTGCGCAAGAATGTCTGGGATGCCGGGTCCAATGAAAAAACCGAATGGCGAACCAAGTAGAAAAGCGTTAGCATTAAGAAAATGGAACTGTTAAAAAGAAAAGATGGTTCAAAATCCAGAAGAGGATTATGGGACAATATACGAGAAAACAAAGGATCTGGCAAAAAACCTACAAAAAAAATGATTGCTGAAGAAAAAAAGATAAAATCTAAAAATAACAAGTAATAATAATAATAACTAAACAAAAACAAAAACAAAATGGCAAAATTTATCACGATTCCGTCAACAGCTACAGGATTTGCAACAGCTACCGTTCCAAACGGTGGACCAATTCAATTAAACATTGACTACATTTTTGATGTAAAACAAACAGCAACTACAACTACTGTAATCTATTTTGACAACAAACAAGGCGCTGGGCAAAAAACACTTACATTAACACATACGGCTACTACGGGTACATTGCCTACTATGTCTAATGCAATTTATGAAGCTTTAAATGCAAACCCTGGTGGTAGTATTGTTGCGGTGCCTATGCCTACTGGGATTACCGTTACATCTGCGCTTTACGCATAATCATTATGGGACAATATGGTAATCAGCCGGATTTCGGCACGAAAGCTTTAACAACAGACCCAACAGGTTCATCTGATTCCCTAAGTAGCGGTGTCTATTTAGGGAAGGCAGCCCTGTATGTTGGGACAGGCGGTGATTTACTAGTTACCTTGGCTTATGGGCAGGACGACGGTGCTTTTGCCGGCGGTGGCGCAACTTTTTTTAAAAGCGTACCATCTGGTTCATTTTTGCCAATAATAGTAGATTATGTATGGGCTGATGATGGAAGCACTACTGTAACCACCGCTGCTGATATAATCGCCTTGTACTAATGTCAATAGGTATAGGCATAGGTATGGGTATTGGTGGCGCTTCGCCAAATACACCATTAGTAACCGGGTGGTTTGCTATAGATGCCGGGTGCGCGTTTACTCTACCATCCAATCCTTATACAGACTTTTTAGAGGGTATGCCATACAAAACGGGGGATTATATAGAAACAAGGATAGCGGGACCTTATACAGGCAAAAGAATCCTATTGGGAACACTAGTTACATCGTTGCCAAGTCCGGCTACTTTTATAATCGTACAGGATGGATCTTTAGCTTATAATGCATGTCAAATATAAATAAATAAGTAGATTATGAAAAAAGTAGTAGAAAAAAAGACGGGTGAAAAGTACACTTCAAAAGCTGCAATGATGAAACACGAAAAAGGTGAATCAAAAGCAATGAAGATGAAAGAAGGAGAGATGAAAACTCCTATGAAGAAAAAAGTAAAAAAGAAATAAAATGGCTTTTAAAATGGCCGGTCCCCCTTATAATTTAGATAATACACCTATTTATAGTGTTGACATGGACGATAATATACTTGGAATGGCACAGTCAAATGGAACCATACTAATCAATAAAAACGCGTCTCCATTAGAATTAAAGGCAAATAAAACTATAGAACACGAGAAAGTTCATGTTGACCAAATAAAACGAGGGGATTTAGATTACAACGACTCGTACGTTTTCTGGAAAGGTAAGAAGTATTCTCGTGCAACTATGCAAGAAGGTTCTAGAAAACTTCCGTGGGAAATGGAGGCTTATAAAAAACAAAATGTTAAATAATAAATAATACATGTAATAATAATATTATATAACTTTAATATTATTTAATTATGAAAAAAGTATTTTTAATTATCGGAATTTTGTTAATTAGTTTAAACGTTTTTGCACAAAAAAGATTTACTGGAAAAGATTTGATTGGTTATTGGGAACCAGACAAACATGCTAGTAGAATGATTATCTGGAATGATATTGAAAACAATCTTCAGATGGTTGAATTTAGTACAATAGGTGGAGACGTTTTAAGACTCATATCTATGAAAATAGAAAATGAATCTTTAGTTGTTAAAACCATTTTTGATAAAACAAATTGGGAGACAGAAAGAACTTTTAACTTCATAGGTAAAGACACTTTAATCTGCAAAATAAATGGCCCAATAAAAGATAGTGTTGTATATACTAAAGTTAAATAATTAAAAAAATAAACAAAATGGCATTTACTCAAAAACCTGGAAGACAAAGTTTTCCTAAAACAGGACATGGAATACCAAGTCCATTGCTTCAGCAAAAAACAGCAACTACAGATGCTTATATCGCGACTAGAAAAGCCGATAATAGATATAGCAAAAAAGAATTAGAAAGTTCTAAAAACTTAGCTTCTGGCGCAGCTGGAACTGGTTTGATTCCGGGAACTTCAATTAGTTCAACCACAGGTCAATCTACTGCTAATGCTTATGAGAAAAAACTTGTTACACAACCAAGTGGAGATACGTTTATGGTAGATGGATCTGGTAAAACAATTAAATCCGCCAAATATAATCCACATGGCAATAAGGACGTTGAAGCTTTGAAAAAAGAATACGATAAACAAAAAGCCTTCACAGAAGACTCTAGAACAGCTAACGCAAAATCTCAAAACTTTAGAGCTTCGTTAAGTGGCGGTTTTACTAGAAGAAGCTAAACATGAAAAATCTATCTACCACAGGTTATAAAAAAAATAGTCCTGACAAAGATAGACCTTATAATGTTATACCAAGCGGGGAAATCACAATGAAAGATGTTGAGTTTCCCGTTTTAGGTATAGACAATAAAGGTAAGTCAATAGTAATGAAACCAGGCGAAGATTACTCTTTTGCGGGTGACACTGTAGTAGAGTTTAAACTTGGAACAAAAAACAAAAAACAAATATACAATAGAATATTTAAAAAATAAATTAAATTAAATAAAATGGAAGTAGTAAAAGAAAACAACGAGAACAACGAGAACAAGATCACAACGGAACAATTAGAGGTTGTGCAAAAGCAACAAAAAGATTTGCAGAATTTATTGGTAAACATTGGAATCATGGAATCTCAAAAGCATGGCGCGTTGCACGCGTTGGAAATGCTAAATAAAGAAGTTGAAGAATTCAAAGCGCAACTCGAGGCACAATATGGGCCAATTAATATAAATGTTGCGGATGGTACATATTCTGCAATCGCGGTACCTGAAGCACAATGGGAAGAATTATAAGAAAGATAAGCATTGGTGCCGATTATAAAAACGACGCAATGCATTACTCTGTTACACAAACGGTATATGGGGGGCATGAGATCTCCCATATAATGTTTGATAGCGAAGATAAATCCTATAACATTTATATTAAAAAAAACGACGAGGTAATGCCGTGGAAGAAATTTAATTCGCACATGGCAATATCCGTTGAATATGATCTTGAATATTAATGAGAAGTGTATTTAGTTTTATAGTTAAACCAGTCGGCGAAAGATACAATAACAAAGTAGATATTGACGGTAAAGAACTTATAATAAACACAAAAATAGAAAGTTTTAAATCTGTGAATAAATTAGCCGAGGTAGTAGCAACTCCATTAGCTATAAAAACAGATATAAAACCAGGAGACATAATTGTTATGCATCATAATGTGTTTAGAAGATTTTATGATATGAAGGGCAAACAAAAAAATAGTAGATCCTATTTTGAAGAAGATTTATATTTTTGTGATTTAGACCAGATATATTTATATAAAAGAGAAGGAAATTGGAACTCGGTTAATGACCGTTGTTTCGTTAAACCTATTAAAAATACAGACTATTTAAAGCTAGATAAAGAACGAAAACATATTGGTATATTAAAGTATGGTAATAGTTCCTTAGATGAGCTTAAAATAAGCCGTGGAGACCTTGTTGGGTATACTCCATTTGGTGAATTTGAGTTTTTAATAGATGGAGAGAGATTATATTGTATGAAATCAAATGATATTGTAATTAAATATGAATACAAAGGAGACGAAGTTGAGTATAATCCGGGCTGGGCGAAAAGCAGTTGATGAATTAGTCAAAGTAGCGGAGGAAGCAATTATAGATAGTGGCGATGATATATCAGCAGATAGATTAAAGAATGCAGCAGCAACTAAGAAATTAGCAATATTCGATGCATTTGAAATTCTAACACGCATTGAGCTGGAAGAAAAACTAATCAATGACGAAGAACTTGCTAAAACAGATACCACGCAAAAAGCATTTAAGGGTTTTGCAGAAGGGAGATCCAAATAATGTACGAACAAAGCTTATACAAAATATTACCTGGTTATATAACAAAGAAGACTTTAGACCAAAGTAATAGAAATAAAAAATGGAAGTACGGGTATGACAAAGATAACGATATGGTTGTCATTAGCAAAACCGGAAAGATCGGTGAAATATACGAGATACAAAACTTAAAGATTGCATTACCTCTAGAGGAAAATGTATATAAAAAATCGGAAGTAAAAGAAGAACAATTTTGGCAACAGTTTTCTTATCCAAAAGAATTGGATAGATTAAAAAGTGTTTTTGATTGGAATAAACAGCCGGATCACTTTAAAGAGAGATGGTATGATTATATAGATAGCGAGTTTAAATACAGGGACGAAGGTTTTTTCTATTACAATAATGGAAAACCAACATATATAACTGGAACTCATTACATGTACCTACAGTGGAGTAAAATCGACGTAGGTGCACCTGACTTCAGGGAATCAAACAGATTGTTCTTTATATTTTGGGAAGCTTGCAAAGCGGATCCAAGATGTTATGGAATGTGTTATTTAAAAAATAGACGTTCCGGATTTTCTTTTATGTCTTCTTCAGAGCTTGTAAACCAAGCAACTATGTCTAGCGACTCCCGCTTTGGTGTTTTATCAAAGTCTGGGGCTGATGCTAAAAAAATGTTTACTGACAAGGTTGTACCAATCTCTGTCAACTATCCTTTCTTTTTTAAACCAATACAAGATGGTATGGATAGGCCTAAAACAGAACTGGCTTATCGTGTACCTGCTTCAAAATTAACAAGAAGGAAGTTAGATTCAAATGAGCAATTAGCGGAACTTGAAGGACTTGACACAACTATTGACTGGAAAAACACCGGGGACAATAGTTATGATGGTGAAAAGTTAAAGTTATTGGTTCATGATGAAAGCGGTAAATGGGAGCGACCAGATAATATTTTAAATAACTGGCGCGTAACAAAAACAACATTAAGATTAGGTAGTAGGATTATTGGTAAATGTATGATGGGATCAACCTCGAATGCATTAGACAAAGGAGGGGAAAACTTTAAAAGACTTTATCATGACTCAGACGTATCGAAAAGAAACCGCAATGGACAGACTAGTTCAGGATTATATAGTTTGTTCATACCTATGGAATGGTCGTACGAGGGATTCATTGATACTTATGGGTTACCTGTCTTCGACACTCCAGAAAAGCCGGTAAAAGGGGTTGATGGAAATTGGATTGAATACGGCGTTATTGAACATTGGCAAAATGAAGTTGATGGATTAAAGCAAGACTCCGACGGATTAAATGAATATTACCGCCAGTTCCCAAGAACAGAACAACATGCATTTAGAGATGAGACAAAGCAATCTTTGTTCAACCTTACAAAAATATATGAACAAATAGATTACAACGAAGACCTGCGAAATACTAATGTGGTTACACGTGGAAATTTTCAATGGGAAAATGGGATACAAGATACAAGGGTACAATTTTACCCCAATAAAGACGGAAGGTTTTTAATTTCTTGGGTTCCGCCTATATATTTGCAAAACCGAGTGATAATAAAGGATGGGTACAAATACCCAGGCAATGAACACTGTGGTGCATTTGGTTGCGATAGTTATGATATATCCGGTACAGTTAATGCAAGAGGATCAAATGGATCGCTGCATGGGTTAACTAAGTTCTCTATGGAGGATATACCACCAAACCATTTTTTCTTAGAATATATAGCTAGACCTCAAACATCTGAAATATTTTTTGAGGAGGTATTAATGGCACTAGTGTTTTACGGTATGCCAATACTTGCAGAAAATAATAAGCCAAGGTTATTATATTATCTAAAAAGAAGAGGGTATCGTGGTTACTCTATGAATAGACCTGATAAGATATTAAATAAACTTTCGCCATTTGAAAAAGAAGTTGGTGGAATTCCGAACTCTTCAGTTGATGTAATGCAAGCGCACGCGTCAGCTATTGAGACACATATAGAGGAACACATTGGTTTAAAAAGGGAAGGAGAATATGGTACAATGTACTTTCAAAAAACATTGGAAGACTGGGCTAGATTTAATATAACCAATAGAACAAATCATGATGCGTCCATCAGTTCTGGGTTAGCTATAATGGCTTGTAACAGACACTTATATACTCCAATAGCAAAAGTAGAAAGACAAAATGTTTCTCTTGGATTTAAAAAATACGACAATAAAGGATATAATTCACAAATAATACAATAAATGATTTATACTAATACTAATAGTTCTTTCCCAAGTCAGGTAGTACCAGACGAGGTCAAACAAAGTTACGAGTATGGCACCGCAGTTGGTAGAGCTATTGAGAATGAATGGTTTAGAGGAGGAGCCGCCGCAATTGGTGGTAGCGATAGATGGAGTGCAAACTGGCAAAGATTCCACTCATTAAGATTATACGCTAGAGGAGAACAATCGGTACAAAAATATAAAGATGAATTATCCGTTAATGGGGATTTGTCTTATTTAAACATTGATTGGAAACCTGTACCGGTAATACCAAAGTTTGTTGACATATTAGTAAATGGTATATCCAGCAAAAATTACGAAATAAAAGCATACGCACAAGACCCTGAATCTACTAGAAAAAGAACAAGATACGCGGAGAAGATAATTAGGGACATGAATGCAAAAGAGTACCTAATGCGTGTAAAAAACGAATTAGGTCAAGATTTATTTAATACTAATGATCCAAACTCTTTGCCTGAAAGCGACGAAGAACTTGAATTGCATTTACAATTAAGTTACAAGCAATCTGTTGAAATAGCTGAGGAAGAATTAATAAATCAAATATTAGATCGTAATAAATATGAGTTAATAAATAGAAGACTCAATTATGATTTAACCGTATTAGGCATTGCTGCCGCTAAAACAAGTTGGAATAAAGCTAATGGTATCGTACTGGATTATGTTGATCCGGCTAACTTAGTGTACTCGTATACTGAAGACCCAAACTTTGATGACATTTATTATGTTGGAGAAGTAAAGGCAATACAATTAGAAGAACTTAAAAAAGAATTTCCAGATCTTACGAATGAAGACTTAGAGGAAATACAAAAATATCCCGGTGATAATACTTATACTAGAAATTATTATGGGCAGAACTATGATCCTTCTGCTATTAAAGTTTTATATTTTGAATATAAAACATATACTGATCAAGTATTTAAGATTAAACAAACGGAATTTGGATTAGAAAAAGCATTAGAAAAACCAGATACATTTAATCCGCCTCAAAGCGATAACTTTAATAGAGTATCAAGAAGCATAGAAGTATTATATTCTGGTGCAAAAATACTTGGGCATAATAAAATGTTGAAATGGGAAATGTCTGAAAATATGACACGTCCTGTAGCCGATACCACAAAGGTAGAGATGAATTACGTTATATGTGCGCCAAGAATGTACAAGGGTCGCATAGAATCTATTGTTAGTAGAATAACTGGATTTGCTGACACTATCCAATTAACACACTTAAAACTTCAACAGGTATTGTCAAGAATGGTGCCCGATGGTGTATTTATGGACGTTGATGGATTAATGGAAGTTGACCTTGGCAACGGTACAAAATACAATCCCGCAGAAGCGTTGAATATGTATTTTCAAACCGGTAGTATTGTTGGTAGATCGCAAACACAAGACGGAACAGGCAATCCAGCTAGAGTACCAATACAAGAGCTGCAAACTTCAAATGGCAACGGAAAAATACAATCTTTAATAACTACATACCAATATTATTTACAAATGATACGGGATGTTACTGGATTGAATGAAGCTAGAGATGCTAGTACGCCAGATCCAAAAGCATTAGTAGGATTACAGAAGATGGCAGCTGCAAATTCAAACACGGCAACCAGACACATAGTACAATCTAGTTTATACTTAACATTACGTTTATGCGAAAATATATCATTAAGAGTCGCTGATTCATTAAGATTCCCTTTGACTGCTCAATCCTTAAGAGAGAGTATATCAAGTTTTAATGTTGAGACATTGAATGAATTAATAGAAATGACATTACATGACTTTGGTATATTTTTAGAACTAGAACCTGACGAAGAGGAAAAAGCACAATTAGAACAAAATATACAAATAGCATTACAATCAGGAGGAATTGATCTTGAAGACGCAATTGATTTACGTCAAATTAGAAATCTTAAACTTGCAAATCAATCATTAAAATACAAACGCAAGAAGAAAATTGAACGTGATCAAAAAATGCAACAAGAGAATATGCAGGCGCAGGCACAAGCAAATGCTCAAGCCTCTGAGGCTGCGGCAATGGCAGAGGTGCAAAAACAACAAGCTCTTGCTCAAACAGAAATACAGATTCAACAAGCAAAATCACAATTTGATATAAGCAGAATTCAACAAGAATTTGAAATCAAAAAGTTATTAATGGCTGAAGAATTCAAATACAGCATGCAACTAGCTCAGGCTCAAGTAGGTGCGCAACAACAAAAAATAAACGATATAGAAGATCGTAAAGACAAACGAGTTAAAATGCAAGCTAGCCAGCAAAGCGAACTAATTGATCAAAGGAAAAATGATACAATGCCTAAAAACTTTGAATCAGAATTTGATAACATTAGTAGCGGTTTTGGCTTAGGCACAATGGACCAACTTTAAAAAATAACCAATTATATATTATCATATTATGTCAGAAGCAGTAAACCAAGAAGGGGATTTCAAAATAAAAACAAAACCCCGTATGAAAAAAATGGTAGAACAAGAAGCCATTACAAAAGTAGATTTAACTAATAAGAAAGAAAAAGATGCCATTCAAGAGCAAATCGCAAATGAAAGCCTGTTGGTCTCAGAACAACCCGAAATGGGATTGCAAGAAGTGGTCGAAGGAAACGAAGAATCCAAAATCGTTGCCGAACAGGATGAAAAAGAAGTAATAGTAATTAATGAGCAAGCGGCTGAACTAAAAGAAGAAGCGCAGGAGGCTATTGCTTTTTCTGAAAAAACAGGTAAAAGCTTGCCTGAAAACATCGAGAAACTTGTTTCATTTATGGAAGAAACAGGTGGAACAGTTGAAGACTACATTAGACTTAATACGGATTATTCAAATGTCAATACAGAGGCATTGTTAAAAGAATATTACAAAAAATCAAGACCTCACCTAGATAACGAAGAAATTGATTTCTTAATGGAAGACAATTTTAGTTATGATGAGGACGAAGATGATGAGCGAGACATCAGAAAAAAGAAACTCGCATTTAAAGAAGAAGTTGCCAAAGCCAGAACGTTTTTGGATGATCTTAAAGTAAAATATTATGATGAAATCAAGTTGAGACCATCATTGAATACAGATCAGAAAAAAGCATCTGACTTTTTTAACCGATATAACGAAGAGCAAAAGCTTATAGAGCAAAAACACTCTAAGTTTGTAAGTGATACAAAAAGCTTTTTCACACAAGAATTCAAAGGTTTTGATTTCAATTTAGGTGAAAAATCATTTAAGTATAATTTACAAAATAGCGAGAGTGTGGCGGAAAAACAATCAAATATAACTAATCTAGTCAAGAAGTTCTTGAATGATTCTGGAGAGGTTGTGGACTTGAAGGGTTACCATAAAGCTATGTATGCTGCCGAAAACGTAGACACTATTGCAAAACATTTTTATGAGCAAGGCAAAGCCGATGCGATTAAGGAGGTTGTTGCTAAATCTAATAATATAAATCCCGAAGGACGTAAAACAAGTACTGGGGAAGCTTTTGTTAATGGATTTAAAGTGCGCGCAATTAACGGCGTTGACTCTACCAAACTAAAAATTCAAAAACAATTTTAAACTAAAAAACCAAAATTATGGCTTTTACATCACCAAGTGGCGCATTCGGAAGTATCGTGCCTTCGCAAGTGCAACAAGCGCTTGCTACAAATTATTTAACCTTTGACAGCGCAACTGGCGGAGGTACATTCGCTAAACAATATTTACCTGAAATCTACGAGAATGAAGTAGAGCGTTATGGGAACAGAACTCTTTCTGGATTCTTACGCATGGTGGGTGCTGAAATGCCAATGACATCGGATCAAGTTATTTGGTCAGAGCAAAACCGTTTGCATATTGCTTACAACAGCGTTTCTACAACAGCTACAACAAATCAAGTATCATTTACAGAGTCTACGACTATTGTTAACGTTATTAGCGTTGGGTCTACCGTAGTCCTTATGAACCCCGCAACGGGAGTTGAAGTAAAATGTTATGTTTCTGCTAGCACAGCCCCTGGAACAGGTACAGCTTTGCTTACATTGCTTCCATATACAGCCTCTTCTTTGCTTGCCGCGGGATTTGCTACTTCTTTAAGTGGATTTAAAATCTTTGTATACGGTTCTGAATATTCAAAAGGTTCTCAAATTAACTCTAACTACGTTTCAGTTGCTCCTTCATTTACTCAATATTCAAATTCACCAATTATCATCCGTTCAAAATATACCGTAAATGGTTCAGATACGGCTCAAATTGGATGGGTAGATGTTGCAACAGAGGATGGCGCTACTGGATACTTATGGTATTTGAAAGCCGCTTCTGAAACTCGTTTGCGTTTTGAAGATTACTTAGAAATGTCCGTTGTTGAAGGCGAATTAGCTGCTTTATCTTCTGCCGCTATTGGATTTACACCACCTAATGGTACGGCATTAAAAGGAACTCAAGGTCTATTTGCTGCTATTAAAGCTCGTGGTAACCAAGTAACAGGATTTTCTGCTGCAGCTGGTATTACTAATTTTGATGCTGTATTGAAAAACTTAGATACTCAAGGTGCAATCGAGGAAAACATGTTGTTCTTAAACCGTCAAACTTCCTTAGATTTTGATGATATGCTTGCTGCATTATCTTCTGGATCTGCTGGTGGTGTTGCTTACGGTTTGTTTGAAAACTCAGAGCAAATGTCATTGAACTTAGGATTTACCGGTTTCCGTCGTGGATCTTACGATTTCTACAAAACTGACTGGAAATACTTAAATGACGCTTCTACTCGTGGAGCAGTTGCTAGCAACGCCATTGATGGTGTATTGCTTCCAGCTGGAACATCTACTGTTTATGATGAACAATTAGGTACAAACATTCGTCGTCCATTCTTACACGTACGTTACCGCGCTTCTCAAGCCGATGACCGTCGTATGAAATCTTGGACAACTGGATCTGTTGGAGGTGCTTACACTTCTGATCTTGATGCAATGGAGATTCACTTCTTGTCTGAAAGATGTTTATGCGTACAAGCCGCTAACAACTTTGTGTTGTTTACAGCATAGTAGCAAACAAAATGGTAATATTTACCCCTGCTGTATTTGCAGGGGTAATATTTACCTTAACTAAAAATTATTAAATTATATTATATTATGGCAAGATTAGAAAAAGAAGTTACTGAAAAGCATATTGACTTAGAAGTAAAAAAAGAAATTAAGGTTGAGGAAACGGTTTCAATGGTTACACCAAAAACAAAACCAAAACCAACATGGGAAATTAAAGATAGAAATTATTATTTATTAGGTAATGTTTCTTCTTTAACTTATAGTATACCAACAAGACATTCAGCTCGATACCCATTATTATGGCTTAATGAAGAGACGGGTGAGCAAAAAGAATTAAGATATACAACAAACCATAGTTCAGCATTCGTAGAAGACCAAAAAGGTGAAGCTGTATTAGGACATATTGTATTTGAAGACGGCGCATTATTTGTGCCTAAAGAAATGCAAAGTTTGCAAAAGATGCTATCATTATATCATCCATTCCTTAATAAAAGGTATGCAGAATTTGATGGAATTGCAGAAGCAGAAGATGAATTAGAAGATCTAGAACTGGAATTGGTTGCAATGAACGCAGCTAAAGATTTAGATATTGATGCAGCAGAAGCGATTATGCGAGTAGAACTTGGATCGGCTGTTTCTAAAATGAGTTCAAAAGAAATTAAGCGAGACTTAATGTTGTTTGCAAAACGAAATCCAGCATTGTTTATTGAACTTGCAAATGACGATAATGTACAACTACGTAATTTTGCAATTAGAGCAACTGAAGCTGGCATCATTAGACTCTCACAAGATCAAAGAACTTTCCATTGGGCAGCAAATGATAGAAAATTAATGACAGTTCCATTTGATGAAAATCCATACTCAGCAATGGCGGCATTCTTTAAAACGGATGAAGGTGTAGAAATATACCGATCCATAGAGAAAAAATTATAATAACACGTAATACTAATATTAGGCGGTAGCTCAGGTTACCGCCTTAATATTATAATAAATATACAAAATGGCGGTAAGTGTAGATACAGTTTATAGAACAGTATTATTAATACTAAATAAAGAGCAACGCGGTTATATGACTCCAGACGAGTTTAATAAAACAGCCGCTCAAGTACAACTTGAAATTTTCGAAAGTTATTTTGATGACTTGAATCAACAATTGCGCATACCAGACAATGATAGTGAATATTCAGATCGTGTAAAAAGTCTGCAAGAAAAAATATCTGTATTTGAAGAAATGAATAACTGTGTTTATAACGGAGATTCTTTTTATATCCCTGCCGTAAGTTCGCTTCCGATTACAGAGGCTTTTTTAGCAGTTCAAAATGTTTCACAATATTCACTACAATCAATATCAAGCCAACTCATTGGTTCCGGATACGCCACAGTCAGTATTGACGGGGCTATTCTACCTACTAGTAGTTGGACAATATCTAGCAATGTCCTAACATTACAGAACACACCAACAGCAAATTCAAATATAATCGTTTCGGCTTATGTAAACAATTTATATAAGTTAGGCACAGTTATATATAATGGCGACAAAGAAGTTCAGTACGTGAGGCCTAACGAGCTATTAGAGCTGAGCTTATCAACATTGTCAAAACCATCTACAGATTACCCGGTTTATACATATAAAAATTACTTAATAAATGTATCACCGTCATCCATAACTTCCGATATATCGGTTACATATTTAAGGAAACCTTCAAATCCGCTATGGGCATTTACAACAACCGCTCCATATTATCAATATGTATATAATACGAATGCATCCATAAACTTTGAGTTGCATCCAAGTGAGCAAACCATGCTTATAACCAAAATACTTTTATATTCTGGAATTATAATAAATGATCCACAAGTAATACAGATAGCTGCGCAACAGGCTCAAGCAGAAAATATAAATTCAAAAAGCTAATAAGGTATGCCATTTCCAAACGGAGGTTTAATAACCGAAACTAATAGACAATATTACGAAGGCGCTCAAGGTTTTCAGGTATCAGATCCAGTAACAGCGGATACATTCCCATGCACTTTTAATACCAACCTTTTTCTAGGAAACTGGGATCCATTAGAACCAGATTACGAACTTAATAATTTTAAGTTATACTATAGTCCTGCCGGCCCAGGCAATGGCGTTGTTTACACCGAATATACTAGCGTATATTATCTTGAAGGGAATACAGTAAGGATTGGCACAGAAAGCGTGCCTGTATATCTTAATACAGACGATATAATAGTTGTTCAATTAAAATCTGTCAATGGCGGTAATTATGGGAATCAAGACGCGTATGGTAGAACTGTAGAAGAGAACTACGGCAGCTATGCATATATGAAGCTCAATGATATAATTAATAACTTCATGGCAGCGTATGTTGGAACAGGCAAGTTAATTGGTAATGCAAAAAGAACAGATATTATTTTTCATGCCAAGCGAGCTTTACAAGAGTTTAGTTATGATACGTTAAAAAGCATAAAAATACAAGAACTAAGTATTCCAAACAACCTATCTGTCCCATTACCGCAAGACTATGTAAACTATGTTAAGCTGTCTTTTGTTGATAGCATGGGTATAACACATAGAATTTTACCTACTTCACTTACTCTGAATCCTACAGAGATGCCAATACAGGATAATTTAGGTGTACCAATACAAAGTAGTTTTGATGACAACATTGAGGGTACCGCTATAATAGAAGAAAGATGGAATGCAAGCAATGGTTTAGCAGGAAGTTTAAATTCTCAGTACCCATATGGTTGGCAAAATTATGATTGGGGATATGGAGACTTTTATGGCAGACGATACGGCATAGACCCACAACACGCAAACATAAATGGGTCGTTTACAATAAATGACAGAGAAAATAAGATTAATTTTTCAAGTGACCTTGTTGGTCTCGTTATAACTTTTGAATATATATCAGATGGTTTAGCCTATGATCTAGATTCAAGAATACCAAAAATGGCAGAAGAGGCGGCATACGCGTACATTCTTCATGCCGTTATTTCAACCCGAGCAAATCAGCCCGAGTATCTAGTAAACAGATTACACAGGGAAAAAAGCGCAAAATTAAGAAACGCTAAGATAAGATTATCTAATATCAAATTAGAAGAAATTACCCAAGTAATGAGAGGTAAATCTAAATGGATTAAACACTAATTAAATGGCAGAAATTAAAAATACTTTTTTGCAGTCTAAAATGAATAAAGACCTAGATGATAGACTTATTCCAAATGGACAATATAGAGACGCGTTAAATATACAGATAGGCAAATCCGAACAAGATGATATTGGCGCAGCGCAAAGCGCTAGGGGTAATTCATTGGTAATTGCTTCACAGGAGGACAGTTCTTTGCAGTGTATAGGTATGTTCATGGATAACAATAATAATAGGATTTATAGGTTTTTAACAAACTATACGGATCCAGTTCCTGCGCAAATTAATTTGCCTGACGATGGGAACAGCTATATAATGAAAATAACCTCATATAACACTATTTCAAATACTAGTGTAACATTAGTAGAAGGATTGTTTTTAAATTTCGCTACAAATAAAGAATGCCAAATTACCGGGGTAAATTTAATAGAGGATTTATTATTCTGGACCGACAATAGGAATCAGCCAAGGAAAATAAATGTTAACCTTGCTAATCCAACAAAGGTGGCCAACCCAACATATTATACTAATGAAACTCAAATTTCAGTAGCAAAATATGCTCCGGTTGAACCTATATCATTAATAAGAAAAGCGCAAGCAACTGTTGATACGCTAACTTCCGCGAATGAATTAGAACTTGATACCGTAGTTGGCATAACTGTTGGTATGACGGTTATTGGTGAAAATATTGATATAAGTGATTACGCTCTTGTTACTGATATTACTGGTAATATAGTCACGTTGTATCAGGCTTATCCTGGGACGGTTGCCGTTGGAGATGTTTTAACTTTTGCAACATCTACAATGTCAGACCAAGCTGATGTGCCATCCTGGCCAGGTGATCCCGACTTTTTAGAAGACAAGTTCGTTAGATTTAGCTACAGGATAAAATATGACGACAACGAGTATTCTATAATGGCTCCGTTTACGCAAATAGCTTATATACCAAAACAAAAGGGATTTTTTATAAATAAAGATGAATCTAATGCTTTTCAAAGTACCGTTGTTAGGTGGATGGAAAATAATATTAATAACATAGAACTTCTAATCCCGTTGCCTGATACAGGGAACCGTATTGCGGATTCTTACAAAATACAAGAAATAGAGATACTGTACAAGGAATCGGATTCTCTTGCGGTGCAGGTGGTTGACACGATAGAGGTGGGTGAAATTAGTAATTCTGCTGTTGATACAAATATTTATTCATATAAATATCAATCTCAAAAGCCACATAAAACTTTACCTGAATCGCAAACAACCCGTGTATATGATACTGTTCCAACGCGGGCGCTTGCTCAAGAAAGCTCTGGCAATAGAATAATGTACGGCAATTATCGTTCAAACTATACCCCTCCTTCTTCAATAAATTATAATACTGCCGTATCTAATAAATCAAAAGTATACGATAGTTTTATTGAATACCCAAACCATACACTAAAACAGAACAGAAATTATCAAGTAGGATTTATATTATCCGACAAATTCGGAAGACAATCATCGGTTATATTATCTACAGTAGACATTGCGCAAACAGGAAGCGTGGTGCCAGCCCAATTTGGCGGATCAACTGTGTATGCGCCATATATATCTAGCATTAATGATGTAACCCCGCGTGATTGGCCGGGTTCTGCTTTGTTTACAATTATAAATTCACAAATCAATTCCATAAGAGATATACAGAATGGCACACCTGGGTTATATGCAACGCCGACTAATTGGCCAAACTCTGGATTTTCAATTATATATTCTAGTATAATTGGCAATACTTATGTTTTTAATCTTGACTCAACGCCAGGTACCAAAAGCGCAGTGCCGGAAGAAGGCGACTATTTAAGAGGAAGATATACTGATTATGTAGAAGTATTACCCGGGTCTGGACCGAGCGGACCCGGCCTTGAATACACTATAATTACAGACGGGCCTATTTCGGATATATATGAATTTGATCCTACACTATCACCTGTTCCAGATATAAAATTCGCGTATTCAATAAATCCAATTGGCTGGTATTCATATAAGGTGGTGGTACGCCAGCAAGAACATGATTACTACAATGCGTATTTACCCGGCATGTTAAATGCTTATCCTTTGCAACAAACATCTGGATCTCAGGTGACATACTCAGGTGCTACGTTTGATCCAACATTAAACAATGGAATAAATATTGCTGATTTTCCAACTAACGAAGTTAATAGAACCGCGCACATTGTTTTAATAAATGACAATATAAATAAAATACCTAGAGATTTAAGTGAAGTTGGACCAGACCAAAAACAATATAGAAGTAGCGTTGAATTATATGGGCGAGTGGAAAATACATATTCTCTTTCTGATCCATTTGTAGCCGCAATCGCCGGATCTAATACAAATATAATAGAATACGATCCAGCGGTATACCCTGGTTTATTTGCTGAAATTGAAGTTGGAGACGCGATTCATTATGGCGCAAATTCTTCATCAGCAGCGCCATGGTATTGGAATACATTTGTAACAAAAATAGAGGAGGACATCCCTAATAATAAAATATATATAAGTACAAAAAATAGTTTTTCAATAACCGATTCATTATATATAGTTAAAGGAGACAATAAACAATATTACCCTACAAGAAAAGCAGATATAGTTTCTTCAATAGCAAATGCGACAGATTTTAATTTTTTACAAAACTCTGTAGACAATATACAAGGCACAGCCGGATTAAACTTGTATCAATTACAAACAAACTCGCTGATAGGCAGAATATCAACTTCAGCGGCTATAGGGGAAGAAGGCACTTATATGGTGCCATACTTGGGTGTTTATGAAACAAAACCAGTACAGTCATTATTGGATGTGTTTTGGGAAACAAGCACAACTGGATTAATATCTGACTTAAATTACGATGTTATTACTGGATTTGATGGCCCGGTAGAAATAAATGAATTTGACAGTAAACTTATAGAGAGCCAAAGCAAAGATGACCCTCACGTGTTTAACGGGCCAACTGGAGTTGCGGGTTCTTCTTGGATAACGGATAACATATATCCGCTAAACCAATCAGGAATAAAGGTTGCAACATCTAGCGCTTCAATAGACTCTGTCTTTATCGCGGGATCAAATAATTCTGTAGCCGGATCTTTTGGCATAATTGAGTCGCCAGCCGCGAGTGGGGACTACCGTATATATATTAAAGACAATTTTCAGTTTTTGCATGATAGCTTAACAGTAAATAAATATACGTTTAATGTTTCATTTGTATATAATAATATTTCGTATCCATATTCTTTTGAAATTTCATTAGAAAATGAGGAACCTGCGTTTTTAACCCCCGGCGGTTATAACATGGAAGTTAGCTCTACTAATGTAGGCACCGTGATTGAAACTATTGTGGCAGAAAATGGATCCTCGCTAGGCTTACCTAATGGGTTATGGTGGGAAATAACCGGGGGAAATAGTGGTGGTTATTTTAGTATAAACCAAACTACTGGCGAATTGAGCTTATTAACTCTCCCTCCCGTAGATGTATATACCATTACGGTACAAATTACGGACGCGGTATCCTTTGCTAATCCTTTATCACCTCAGGAATTGGTTACAACTGGTTCAATTCCTTTTTCAAGTAGGTCCGCAACCGAAACAATAATAATAAAATCTATTCCCGCAGAATTAAATAACCATATTAGAGGATACAATTCTGGTCCATTAGTATGGCAAAACGCTGCTCCATCTGGAACAGTGGATCTTACTAAAAATGATCTTCAGCCGGTATCAAGATTAGCGCATCCTTACGGATATGGTCTAGTATATGTTGGTGCACAAGCAAATGCAACAACGCCTACTCCAGTAGGTATTTTTAATCAAATATCTTATAGGTATTTTAGAATGCCTAATGTTCCAACCGCGGATAGACAATTTCAAACTGTACAAAATGCAGCGGTTGAAAACGGTTATGCCGCAACCGCTTTGTCTCAAGGCACAATGAGATGGACAGTAAATTTACACGGGCATAGAATGCCAAATACGACACCTGTAAGCACAATACGAGCTTGGCAGTTTCAAGCAGCTCACGCTAGTTTCTTATTATACTGGAGACCTACTGGAAGTACAAATCCAGCTGATTGGAAATTAGCTGATGCTAATGTTAATGCGCAGCCTAATACAGATAATAATTATAATTTTACAGAAATGCTCTGGGACACGTCCGCTGGCGGTGACACCCCTTACTCAAATGTTGGCTATCCTGGCGGTAATGTTTGGCAGCAGCAAAGTATGGCGGGTAGGGTATGGAATGTAGCTAAATCTACAGCAAACTCAATGCAACAAGGCACACGGGGCGGGTATAACTGGGGGGCATTTAGTACTCCAATTAGTAATAATACGGTTTACATCAACGCTATAGCATACAGCGGAGCACTCAATATGTCAACATACGTTACAACTCCAAATGAAGTATTAAATTATAGAGGAGCGCCGGATGTTTATTGCGCGCCATACCAAAGACTTGTTATGCAAAGAACAAGCCCGCAGCCTATCCCTGGTTTCCCGCTACCAAACGCGTACGGAGTTACAGCAATTTGGGGAACAGGGATTATTAATGACTACGGCCCAAACACTGGTAATCCGGTTCTTTATAGATGCATAATGTCATTAAATGACGCGGCAATAAACCCACCGGATGGGGATTATTTAATAAATGCTTTTAGTGGTAAAAATCTTGTGTTATCTAGACATAAGCCATGGCTTACGTCAAGCGACGGCGGGCTATCTATATGGATGTACCCCGGTATATCCAGTCCGCCAACATATTATAACACCCATGTAAACGCTACAATAAAAAGATCCGTTTCTTTTACAACCTCTAGGCCAGGCGAATATTGCTTAGCTGTAAGAATGATAGATACTTCAAATGTTGCATTTATAAAAACAATAGACGGAGAAGATATTGGACCATATGTTACCGTTGAAATAGATGATGCTAATTATACGTATGATGGCAGCGGGAATAGAAACCCAGACACAGCGTATGAATATTGTTTTAGAATAAATAGCGCCGGCGGAAACGCGTCTGGCGTTCCATTAAATAAGCAAGACGCAAAGATTTGGGATTTTAAAAGAACTGTTACCGCTCAAGCCGCGGTCGCAAGTGGCTATGAAATAACTCTTAACCAAACATCTTGGGAAGCACTTAGTCCAATAATATTAACAGACGGAATGCAAGTATCAGGAAGTCTTATTCCGGGAGGTACCCTTATAACCGCTGTAAATTATATAACCCGCGTAATAACAATCTCAAATAACGTAACAATACCAGCCGGGCACGTTTTTGATATAGAACCGCAGTCAGGCGTTCCAACATCTGTTGACGTGTTTTCTCCAACAAATTCAGGAACGGAGGTTAAATTCTTTTACACGGACAGTCTGATGACACAAAAATGGATACCACCTGTTGCGGATGCTTTTTACACATTCAGAAATAAACTTAGACAATACCAAGTGGGATCAGCAGATGATGATGATCATCAGCCAGATGTCACTAATCAACCTAATTTTTGTGCTAGATTCAACGCAAGTGGTTTAGTTATTCCATTTGGGGATTTAGGCGACCTGAACTGGAACCCATTAGCAATGTATGAGTCACCAATACCATTGACCGAGGGACAAGAAAACGACATTTATTATGTAAAAGATGTAACGATGACCAAGAAGTTACCGCATCTTGCTCCACTAATAATGACAGCATGGACAAATAATATGTCTAAGACATGGATAGATGGAGAAGGGGCTACTCGCTGGTTTGTAAATAATTATCATGAAAATATTTCACAAACAATTATCTAAAATATAGAAAAAATAAGTAATTATTAAGTATGGCTGCAACATTAGAATTAAAATACTTTAACTCATTCTGGCTGAAGAAATTAAGATCAATAACATCCGTTAGAGATACAACAGGTACGGTTAACGGAGCAACCTCTACTAGCCCAACAATAGTATTAAGCGCATCAAATCCATTAATAGGCGTTGGACAAAGGGTTAGAGGTAGTGGCATAAGCGCGACAGAACCATTTGTTATAGGGGTTTCTGGATCAACAATAACCGTTAGCTCTAACCAAACGATAGCAGATACAACCGTATTAGAATTTGGACCAATTGTTGATTTTACATATATACCAGCCGCATATGGGGAGGACATAGAGGTTGACTGGGTGATTGAGGAAGCTAGGATACGTGGTGGATATAACAATACAATAACCGATTTAGGCGCAAAGGCTTATGTTGAGGAAGATAAAATCAATCAAAAATATTTACCAAACCATATTATATATTCTGGATTATATAACCCTAAAACAAATGTTAATAATACAAACCAGTTCCCTACCGGTGAAGACATAACTAGATCTGTTGACCCTTCAAATGGATCAATACAAAAGTTATACGCTGAAGATACTAATTTAACAATATTTCAAGAATCAAAAGTCAGTAGAGCATTGATTGATAAACAAGCTGTTTATTCAGCTGATGGACAAGCAATGACAACTTCTGGCAATCTTGTTATTGGACAGATACAAGCTTATGCTGGTAATTATGGTATAAGTAGAGATCCTGAAAGTTTTGCTGTTTACGGATATAGAAAATATTTTACCGATAAAAGTCAGAATGCCGTATTAAGATTATCACAAGATGGTATAACAGAAATATCAGCGTATGGATTGACGGATTATTTTAGAGATCTATTTTTCAATACGGGTGATAATAGTAAAATGGCTGGAATGTGGGACATGCATAATAAGCAATACGTGCTATCTGTACAGCCCTCAGTGAATAACATTGGGCAAGGAACTACAGCTGATAATTATGCTACATTAGCATTTGATGAAGACTCAAATGGATGGGTTAGTAGATATTCTTACCGACCAGAATTTGGGGGAAGTTTAAAAAATAATTTTTACACATTTAAAAGCGGTGGGATTTGGAAACATTATTCTGATACTGTAAATAATAGTTCTTTTTATGGTACTATTTCCCCGTCTAGTATAACTTTTGTATTTAACGACGCCCCATCTACTGTTAAGAATTTTAGTACAATCAATTACGAAGGTGGCATAGGTTGGACAATGACCTCTATGTATACTGACACTGATAATGCTGCGGCAATTGCTGAATACTCGCAAGTAAATTCAATAGGCGTGATGGAGGCTCAACTATTTTCTAACAATTTTAAAAAGAAAGAAAATAAATATTTTGCAAACCTAATGAATATAACACAAATAGGTCAAGGAGATGTTATTTACGGCCAATCTATGAGTGGTTTAAAAGGTTTCTATGCTACAGTGCAATTTTCATTAGATAACTCCTTATATGGATCCCCTGGTACCCGTACAGAGATATTTGCTTCCTCTACAAATTATTCAAATTCATCATATTAATGACAAATGAAATTCAATTAAATAAAGAAAATAGAATTATAAGTAAAACCTTTATAGATAAGGTTACAATGCTAGAGCAAAATCTGATTGCTAGTGATCTGCCTGGTGTAGTTGTTGGTAATTCAGATGCATTCCCATTAAAGCATTCTTTTGCGCATGGCATTTATATAAGAGAAATGTTTATGATGAAAGATGGTTTAGTAGTGGGTAAACTGCATAAATATAATCATACTTGGTTCTTATTAAGCGGTGAACTTGAAATAGCAACTGATGAGGGGGTAAATTATTTTATTGCTCCTTGTTATGTTAATGCACCGGAAGGAACAAAACGTGTAATACGAGCAGTAGAAGACTCTATATTTGTTAATGTATTTTTTAATCCAGATAATATTACTGATATAGACGAATTAGAAAGCATATTAACATTTGATTCTTATGATCAATATAATGAATACAAACTTTTAAAAGAATAGATTATGACAATGGTAGCGGCAGGAATAATAGGTGGAACCACCGCACTTGCTTCCATAGCGAGTGGAATAATAGGAATGGGTGCGGCTGATAAAGCACGCCGCGAGGCGGCCAGGCGGGCGGCTGCTCTAAATGCACAAATATCTTCTATTGAAAAAAATAGACAAGCAATAATAAACCCTTATGCGGGTGTTAAGAATGTTAGTGGCTTAGCAAAAGACATGTCATATCTTGCTGATAAATTAAGTAATCCCTATGCAAATTTAGGTGTTGCCACTAATGCCGCCAAATTTGAAGCTGAACAAATTGATTTGTCTTTAGCTAACACTTTAGATACATTAAGAGAAACCGGAGCAAGTGCAGGTGGAGCAACGGCATTAGCGCAAGCCGCGTTAAAAGCTAAACAAGGAATTTCCGCTACTTTAGAGCAACAGGAATCTCAAAACGATAAACTAAGAGCACAAGGTCAAGCCGATCTTCAACAACAAAAAATGGGTATTCAATTATCAGAAGCGCAAAGAATGCAAGGTATTCAGATGTCTGAAGAACAAAGAATGCAACAAGCTGGAGTAGCTGGCAAAGAATTCATGTTCCAGGCACAGGAAAACAGAGACATTGGTCAATTGAACAGATTAAGTTCTCAATTAGGCGGTGCTCAACAACAAGAAATGCAGGCATCAGCAGATTATACAGGAGCGCTTACCGGTATGATAGGCGGCGTTGTTAGCGCAGGTAGTCAAGTGGCTCAAGCAGGGGTTGCTAGTAATTGGGGCAAAAAATAATAAAAATAAAATATGGGAGCATACGAAAATCCAGAAACAGCAATAGATACCCAATCAGGGCAACATTGGAGAAATTTGCAACAAACTATAACAGCCGCAGGGCAGAATGTTACGAATACAATAATTGCCAGCCAAAAAGAAAAGGAAGAGGAAAAAAAGGAGGCTAAAAAAGAAAAAGCCAAAAAAGACGATAAGGAAATTGAGACTAAAAAAGCAATGGTATTGTCGGACTTTACTAAATACAATAGTGATGTTAGTTCGCTCAAGGTGACAAATCCTGGTGTTGATTTTGTCGGCCTTAATACGGTTGCTAATAATTTTGCCGCTTTAAACCAGGAAGCTAATGATCCAACTGTGGACTCATTTGCATTAAAGAAAAAACTTGTTGGATTAGATGGCACTGTAGATCAAGTAAAAACCTTTATTGGATACTCGGCAACCGGGGCTGATCAGTATAGCAAAGCTATTCAAAGAGGAATGAAACAACAAGGGGGGATAGCAAGCGCCAACGATGAAACCACACTTGCTCAGGCTAATAATATATTTAGCAAAACCCCTAATTATGCTGTTGATTACAATGAGGATAACAGTAGCCCAAACATGGTTATAAAATTTAATAAAAATTCTTCTCTTTTATCAGATGGCAATCCGCCAAAAGATATTAACTTAACGCAGCTTAGTACCATATTAAAAAACGATGGAGATCTAGTTAGGTATGTACCGGATGTAGAGAAAATTGTTACTAATTCATTTAATGGCCCAATGTTCAATAAAATATTAGGGATGCAAAAAGATGATAAAGGAACAATGACATGGGATGGCCAGGTCACTGACCCGGAATATGTATCAGTACAACCAAACAAAGAGACAACGCAGGCCAAAGGAGCTAACAATGCAATAATGGAGGTTACAACCTATAAAACAGTAATAAACCGCGAAAAGTTAAAAACAAACCCAGCTTTTATAAGCCAGGTAGACGCAGTATCTGCTGGTATATTAAACGAATCAAAATATGGAGCAACTGATTTGTATAGGGATGTATTAATACCCGCGTGGAATGCAAGTCACCCAAAAGATCAAAGAACAGTTCCTAATGACGCTACAGAAATAGTAAAGCCAGAACAGTTCAAAGAATTATTTGCTCAATTCTACGTAAACCATATACAAGATTATCCAGCTATGGAAAATGGAAAATTGAAACAAACAATGAAGGTTATAGCTAGTGGAACAGGAGGTTCCGGCGGCGGAGTAAGCGCTGGACAAGCTAAAGTATGGAATGGAAAAATTCAAGCAGTTATAACCCAAAAAAATGGAATAATACCAGGAACAAATAATAGACGAGTAGTTGTAAAGGACGGCAAAGGAGAACTGCAAAAATGGAATAGTCAAGGAGGGGTATGGGATAAAATGGATAGCAGTGATGATATTTTTACTTTAGCAGAACAAGCCGGAACCTACTCTGTAAAACCAAGTCCGCCACGAAGAAAAAAATAATAATAAACGTAAATTAAGTTATGAGATTATATAAAAGTACCGAAGGTTACGAATACACTGAAGATGAAATCTTAGAAGCTGCTACAGAAAGCGATATGTCACTTGATGATTATATTGCTGAATTTGGAATGACGCCAACTAGCGAAGGTGAGCCGGGAAAGAAGAAACCTGTTGCGGAAAAGGGTGCGCCTGCAACAGGAAAAACAAAAGGTACGGCATCCAAGCCGGTGACTACTTCTTCGGCTTCCAGAAAGAAACTATTTAAAGAAGAAGTTCAACCACAAACGCAAACTGATGGAACTTTTGTTGCAAAACCAAAAATACTAAAACCCAAAGTTGCAAAAGAACCTACAATAAAAGAGAAGGTAGAAGAGGGTAAACAAATTTTGCAAGAGGCAAAAGAAATAAACAAACCAAAACGTGAATTAAAAGCTAAAATATCATTACCATCAGAGGAAGATATTCTAGATATATCAACAAATGTTCAGGGGAATGACTATGATAAGTTAGCCCCTGAAGAAAAACTATATATAGACGATAAAGCAGTTAATATATTGCAAAACGCATATGGTAAAGATTCACAATATGATTTATCACCATCGGAAATAGAATTAAAATCCAGGGAAATCTTATCAAAAGCAAAGCAAACTAAAAAAGAAATTGCAGAGGAATCTTATGGCAGCAAACTATTAAACGTTGATTTCCTAAAAGGATTAAATTATTTAGGTGAAGCATTTGCTTCTGTTCCTGAAACAATATATACTATTGGTGCAATACCGCAGAATATATATGCGACAATATCCGGCGACAAAAACTGGGAAGCTAGTCCGGAAAAGTTTAAAAAGACTTTCGGGGTAGAAAATCCAATTATGGATAAATTTATAACCGAGCAAGAGCGTCTTGGCAAGGCACAAACTATATACAATAATGCAAACTACGACTCAACTAGCATAACAGAAAACATTAGCGATGGTAATTATGTTGATGCTTTTAAATTAATGGGTAGTGGTTTAGCAGAAAGTGCTCCTATTAGCATAGCTATGATGGCTGGTGGAGCAGAATTAAAATTAGGCGAATTAGCTGCTGGATCAACAGTAGCATTAGCTGGCCCGAACATAAGACAACAAGAACAAGAAAACCCAGAGCAATCAGAATTAACTTCCGTTATTAAGGGGTTTGGAATGGCCGGGGCAGAAAGTGTTTTTTCAGCAATTGGAGAAGGTAGTCTTGGTAAAGTATATAAAGATATAATCAAGAAAGAGGGAACTGAAGTAGGCTCTAAAATATTTAAAGACGGATTAGTTACCATGTATCAATCCGCCCTTAAGAAGTTTGGAGCGCCTGCAGCAATGCTTGGTGAAGGTATTGAAGAAGTGGCAACTACCGTTACTCAGAACATGATTAATAACAAGAATCCTTTTGAAGGAACATTAGACTCTTTTGTTCTTGGCGTAGGCGGCGGTGGATTATATGGATCTCCTTTGACAATAGCAAAAGGAATTGATGGATTCAAAAACGGTGTAACTGTACATAAAATAAACAAACAGTTAAAGACAGAAAATTTAGATAATTTAGTTACTG